GCGCGACAGGTATTCTTGCAGTGAATGACACCAATAGTTGCAGCAAACGTGTTTTTGGGTTGCCGCTGTGTATTGGATGAAAAGAGCGACCGTTTAAAGTCGCTCTCATCTGGCTAGGTTTATAATGTTTTAAACGTCTGTTTAACTGCGCGTCGGCGGTCTTTGATTTAACGCCAACGCGCCGCTCGTCGCTGCAGATATTGGTGTCACGACGCGGTCACAGTTCCCGCACGCTTGCAATCAACGGTGTAACACCGTCTGCAATCGCTTGTGCTGCGACCAACCCGAGGTGGGTGCTGTCGTATGTTGCGCCACCATCGCCCGTGTAGAACAACGATCCGGGGATTACCCCAGACGCGACATCGTTTGCGTCCTCGGTCGAACCATCTGCCAAGGCATATAGGTCTTCCCAAAGAGTTGTGTAGAAATGGTGCCCGCCAAACTCTTCGATCCCTGCACTGAGGTATTCTTTCATGCGAAGGTTGTAGTCGCTCGGCGTGGTTACGATAGACCGATCTGCGCGGCGCGAGGTCAGTGGCGTGACATAGACCCAATTTTCATGCCCAAGTGCATTTTTGATCCGCGTAACGTTTGCGAGCCATGCTTCAACCGTCGATCCGCCATTGTCTGAAAGATCAAACACAAAGAGTGTGCGGTTTCGAGCCTCTGGGTTTGCTTCGACAGTCGCCACGATGCGGTCTGCGATTTCGGTCTGCGTACTGCCTCCGACAGCCGAATTGATCACGCTGATCCCTGTGGCGGCCTCAAGCAGCTCATAAAGTTTGATGCCGTAAGCTGACAGGCCACTGTCACCTTCGGTCCAGATCGGCTCCACCACAATACCACCGGCAGTATTCACCAGCCACGCATCACTGCTTTCGGTCTCAAAGAACGCAACGCGCGTGGTTTCAGGTGCCGTGTCAAAACCAGATATGCCAACGGCCCATTTACCACTTGTTGCTCGCACAAGGTCAGCGCCGTTTAGAGACGCCGCGTGGTTCGCGTTGGTCATGCGCATTGTGATTACGTTTGATTGACCTGCAACCGCCGCCCCTAAGTCGAGCGTCGCGGCTGCTCCATTATTCACACGCAGTGCTAAGTAAACATGACCATCTGAGGACTGGTATGTTAAAGTGATCCGGCTGTGAACCTTCCAACTTGAATCACCGTAACCGTCAAAAATAGTAATATCTGCTGAGGGGGCCGTAGGTACATCAAATTCAAAGTAGGCATCCCACTGGCCAGACGGAAACGCTTCGAATGGGCGCACTTCACGCACATCAAATTCAGGGATCAAGAGCGTCCCAGTTCCTCCGGCAGAAGTATTTTTCACCCCAATATAAGCTTGGTCCCCGCTGGCCGTAGAAAGATAGGCAGGATCATCGGGAACTGTGGGGTCGTTTGAAGAAATGCTCGATGAGTTAACATTGTTGCCACCAAAGTGCGGGGCGTAGGTTGTCCCTGAGAATTGAATAGAGTTTGTTGTCGTTCCTCGCATCGCAGTCCCTGAGATCGCGAGACACAGTCCAGCATATGTGCCGTCATCTGGCATGACTTTTTGTTTGGCATTCGCGAGTGTTGCACCGCCTGCCTCAAAGACTAGTTGCCCACCGTTATCTGAAGACCAAGAGATTGATGCTCCCGATGATGATGTGCTCCAATCATCCGTATTAGTATCGAATAGTTGATTACCAATCCCAGAAAACCGCTCACTCGCGACCCAAGGCGTCGCAGTGGCGAGAGCACCGCCAACTGATGTAAGACCTGTTGACGCCAACAGAGCCGCTTCGGTTCCAACAATCGCACCATTTAGGATAAAACGTCCAACAGATGCATATTCAAACGCCGCAAGCTGGCCTTGCGAGCCATAGATTGGTTCAACAAAATCAGACGGCATGTCGAATGTTACGTCGCCACCATGATTGATAAGGGATTGGCGCAACTGACTGACGAGAAGCATAAGCTCCTGCTCTTCGCCAGATGCGCGGGCTGTTTCTGCGACAACGTCCGTTTTTGTTGCCGCGATGCTCGCAAACGGATCGCCGATCCGCGCCCATGCGCCGGGGGTCAAAGCATATCCACGATAACGGCCTGCATCAGGCACAATATCTGTCGAAAGCGGGTCAGCATGATCGCCGACGATGCCGTCCGGGATTTCCGCCCCTTGACCGATCACGTTGGGGGGGCGGGCAGATAGATCAGCCCAACTCAATTCAACAATTTGGTTTGTGGATTGCGCCAGCTCAACAGCCCCAACGCGATCATTTATTGAAATTTCGGCTGCACTGGTACTGAGTGAAAGTGCGTCCAAATCGGCTTTCTGGATTGATGCATTCTCTTTGATTTCGACAAGACTGTCAGCAACCGCTCCAGAGCCTGCAAGCTGTGTCGCAAGGTCGGTCGTCGCCTGTTGCCCTGTACCGTCTGGCCCATTGACCACAATGCTTGTTGAGACGGGGATCGTTGAAAGGTTTTTTGTATCGACACCATTTGCCATGTCATTCTCCTAAATAATGTTGATTGCGTAAGGGCCTGATACTGCCCCGTTGAGACCGTCCGCGTTTTGCGGCTCGATCCAGATGTAATGGGTGCCCTGCGACAGACAGCCCGCCGTTTCCAAGTAGGCGGTGACGTCATCCAGCGTGCCGTCAAAATCTGCGTCTGCGAGAAATTCCAGCGTGTTGTTTCCGGTCACCGCTTGAATGCGGTCGCTGTAAACGCCGCCTGCGGTGATCGAAGTACCAGGGCGATCCGATCCGCCTGTGAGGCGCGGTGTGAGTGTGCCCGCCGTAGCGCCCGCGACTGTAAATCCGATGCGATACTGCTTGCCTGTGGTGGCCGCCAAGCTTTGCGCGATGGCATCCGATGCGCCTGCCGTATGCGTAGCCACGCCGCCCGCAACCGCCCAACCTGCATCCAAATCCCACGCGGCCGCATTGGTCATCGCCCCGCCTGCAATGAGGTTTTCGCGGGTGGTGTCGCCAAGCGTTGTGGACACCGTCGATTGCGGTTCAACCGCCAAAGGTTGGCCTGTTGCATCCGTTTCGCGGTCCAGCGTGGCAGATGTTGAACGGTAAATCTGCAAGGCCGTCGTGGCCGCGTCATCGCCCATGGCAATCTGGATCAACGCCCCGCCAAGCAGCGTATTGACCGTGATGCTTGCCTCATCAAGGGACGCTGGAATGTCTGCATCGCCCGCGCCAACCGTCAGTGTGACGATGCCAGTAGGCGGCCCTTCAACGCCTGTTAAACTGACACCGCGCGCCCGCAGCTCAATCGCGTCTCCGGTTGCGTAGCCCTCAATCGTGCCGCCGCCAGCGCCTGCGGGCAAAGTGAGTGTGATCCAAGCCCCGCCGCTCAAACGGTGATCTATTTCAAAGGATGCCGTCGAGACCGCGCCAGAACCAGGCGCAATCAAGAAGGTGATGAGATCTTCGGTGTCTGTTCCTGAGAGACCAGAGCTGATCGAAACAAAGCGCGGCGCGGAGGGTTGCAAGAGGTTGGCATCAATCTCGGCGCCAACACGACTGGACCACGCAGGCACATCCGTTGCCTCTAGCTCGACATCGATCTGGGGTGCCGCATCGATCATGCGCAAAATGGAGCAGGCATCGGTGGTGCGCTCGATTCCGGTGATGATCCGCTGATGGGCGGTAAATGTCGCGGGGCCAATTTGAATGACCGCGCGCAGATCAGGCACAGGCGCTGTGCTCGTCTCTGGGCCTGTCAACGTGAGAACAGATGTGTCCTCACTGGCACGGTTCACCAGCCGGACAACAGAGGTGCCGATTGTGTCCTCATCATCCTCAAAGTGACGAAACCGCACCGCATAATCCGTGTCGGGCTTCATCTGCACCAGCTCATCGATGACAATCAGATTTCCCTCGATTTGCAACACGCGCGCATCGACATGATCGAGCGACAAAGCATAATCGTTGACCATCACATGATCGCCGCGCGTGGTGACACGCAGCGCGCCGTCTTGCGTGGCTTCAAACGTATCGGGGCGGTGGGTGATTTCCAGCTGACGGCGGCGGGCCTCGCGCCAGATTTCCGCCGCATGAACTTTGCCCGGCATGGCAATCGCTTCGACCTGCTCGATGTCGCCCGCGTAACCCGGCCAAGGGATTTCGCGCTGGGTTTCTTTGTAGTCATTGTCCGCATCTTTGAACGTCACGACAAAGGCATCGGGCGGGCTGACATAGGACCGCGACCCAGAGAAAGACCATGCATTGCGCGGGGACACATGATCGACAATCAACGCATCTTCGGTGGGCTGGTCCACGACAATGCCCCATTGCAAACCACCATGATCCCGCGTGGCGCGACCGGCAGCGCAAATCTCTGCCAAGATATCGCCGAGCAGCGTGGTTGTGGCGGACAGAGCGGCATTGTAGGTCAGGCCTTTGGCGTCGCAAAACTCATGCCAGTCCTGAAGCTGGGCAAGATTGATCTCGGCATCGGAAGCGGCTTTTGGGTTTTCCGCTGCTTGTAGAACGTGGCGGTAAAGGCTTGCGGGGTTTTGGGTGACGCGGCGCACCCACGTTTGGGTTGGCGCATCCCAATCCAAACACACACGGCTGGCCAGCATGGAAAAGTTATCCAACGCGCCATTGAGCTGATGCGTGGCTTTGATGCGTAAGGCGACCAACGCCAAAGGCCGCGCATAATTCAGCGGATACTCAGGGCGCAATGTTTGCAACGCCGCCCATGTGGTGCGCTGTTGCTTTTTGCTATCGTCGGTCTCATCCGTCATCATGGTGGCGCGGACCTGCCATTGCGCACGGGTTGGGAATGTCCACGAATGCTGGCGGTAAAACCCTTCGACCTTCTTGGCGCTAAACTCTAGCGTCTCAACCTCTTGCCATTCCATGGCCTCAACCAAACGCTGTTCTAGGCGCACGGTTACGGAATGTGTCCGCTTTTTTCCGTCATCGTTGAAGCGCACCAAGCCTGCGGGGAACGAAAAGATAACAGTCGCGCCGCTGGCGTCTTTGCCTGTCGTGCGCACAATCGGGGTCTCAATGGTGGGGGCGTCATCGCCTTGATTGAAAGACCCGCCAAACCCTTCAAATGGGCCAAGCTCTTCCGGCCAGTCGCTTTCACTCTCAACCTGAATGATTTCCCCCATGTCATCGCGGGGGAACGGTCGGGTCAGTTCTACGCCGATTTGCTCTTCGACAATTTGTCTTGGGTAGAGGCTCACAGGTAGATCGCCCGCAACGCCGTTGCGCACTTCGATTTCCACTTCGTCAAACTCAGAGAGACTGGTTTCGCCAAGGCGCATGTCGTCGATCTGGAGGTTGCCTTCGCCTAAAACAAAAAACGCCCGAATGAAGACATCATCGCCAACGATTTCTGTGTAAGGCAAAGCCGCATAGGGCGGCGCAAAACGCATCGTGCCGAGAACGGATGGCACAGCGCCGTTTGGAATGGCTTGATTTTGAAGACCGGTGATCGAATAGCTGGCAGCCTTATCTGTGTCGGGTGTGACGGGGGGGATCAGCGCATTGATCAATAGAGTGCCGAGAACGGTGAGGCCTGCTGAGGCAACGGCAAGGCCAAAGGTTCCCAATGTTGGAAACAGCACGGGGGCCAAAGCAACGGCGGCAATAGAGACAACGATGCTCAAGATTGACCGCAACGCATCTTTCCCGGGCATGATGCGGATCACGACTTGTACATTCGGATGGGGGCGCACACGGTGCCAGTGCTCTGGCAAAATGACTTGCATGCCTTTTGGCGTCACCAGTGTCACACGGGTTTGCGCCAAAACATCCTTATGGGCCGCAGGCAGGGCAGCGGCGACGATCTCGGCAATCGT